TGTATAACAACGTCGGCCGTTACTTTATCATCTGCTGTCATCGTTATAGGTAATTCGATTACTAACCCTTCTATTGTAAATGTACTTGGTTCTGAATCATAATCCGGTAATTGAATTCGATAAGACCGCACCTCATCTGATTCAAAATCCTCTTTCATCAATTCATAGGTCTCTCTTGTAAAGTTCATATCCAGTGTGAGAGTCCCTCCTTCAGCGAATCCTGTAATGAACTCGTTGTATCCTGCATCCGTATCCAATGACGTAACCTCAAGAACGTCCTTGGTCATTCCCGGACCATCAATGGAATTAACCTCAGCAATGTCTTGCCATGCTGCTCCATCCCATCGTTGGAACTTTGTACCTACTCCTGCAAATGCTTCACTTGCCATTGCCTACCAATCAAATCCAAATGTCAAACTACCACTAGTATAGTCAGCATCATCAGCAATGCCAGCACGCCAAACAACACCTGCCGCAAAATCATTTATCATCACACGGCAGCCAATAGGCCAATCATCAGTACCACCTTTCAAGTAGTTTGTCCATCCTGTATCTCCTGCACATTTGAACTGCAACTTCACAGTCCCAACGGAAGCAGTAGAATCTGGAGATGTCTCACGTATGGAGAAATACATTCTCCCAATGTGTTCACTGCGTGGAGCAACTTCATCCGTGAAGTACCCACCACCACCGGGAGCCAGTGCAGTATCAACTACTGCATATCTGTAAGCATCCCCATTACGTTTAGCATTTGCCATTGTCTTATGATTTTATTCGTTTAACCTTAACAGCTTTTAAACCTTTCTTACCCTCTTCCACTTCGAATTGTACTGCATCATCTTTTTTGATGACATCTAATGTTCCTGATTTGTGAACGAAAACGTCCTTACCATCATCACCGGCAATGAAACCAAAACCTTTTTGTTCATTAAAGAACTTTACACGACCTGTTAAAATTGCTCCCATAATTGTTAGTATTTATCTGTTCTGAATAAGTCGATGATAAGAATAAGAAACATAGCTGCCAATCCTCCGGACCAAGTAAATGTCACATCAGCCATTTCCGGGTTGCCAGGCCCAATCCATTTGTCATAAGCCTCTTTGGCAAATCCAATAAGCAATGGAAGAATCGCTGCAATTACCATTGGGAGATTCGGACGAAGATGTGTTTCAGGATTTCTTTTTGCAAAAAGCAAAACAATCAGCCCACTGATTAGAAACCCAAATGCTGCGTGATAGATTAAGTCCATTATGTTACCCTCCTACAAATTTTCTTTTGCACTAACTTATTAAAGGCTCCGCTCATTGCGTCCACCTGGTCCTTATAAGTAGAATATGGAAAGAAACGAAGTTCCTCAATCAAAGCCTGATTCCAATCACCTCGCATCATCCACACGTTACCATTGTTAACTTGTACGGAGAACGGGTCGGCGCGAAATATCTTATCACCCGTAGGCCGTTCGGCATAGATAGACCACCCGGCCAAATTCCTTATTGTACCCTCGGCTGATTCTTTTCCACCCGATCCCGGCTCCTGCTCTATCCACACAACCACCTCAGACGTGTCCCCCAGGGCGGTGCTCTTAATCCAACGCTCCCGTATATCCGTACCCCACTGACCACGTGTCATGTCTTCCATGAGCCATTTTCCATTGGATAAAGCAGACATTTTCCCGCCCGCAGTAAAGGCCCCGGCACCTTGTGAACCAGCCTTATCCCAATAACGAACGGTATGAATGCGTGAAACTCCGTCTGGAAGTCCATCTACGGTCATTATCTTGTCCACCTTAAACATGCCCCCTCCGGGCGGTACGGGGTTCTGCCCTATCTGCCCTGCGTAACCGTATTGGCCTAAGTCAGCCTCCAAGTCCTTCAATACGGACCAAGGCATACGAACAGGATCAAGTAAATTGTCTTTATAATATCGTAAGAGTTGGTGAGGCTTTACCTGCTTCTGAAAATTTAGACTTTCCCCTGGCAGAGAAATGTGTTTGACATTGCGTTTGTCTTTGGCAAGCAGGTGTCCGGAAGGATCGTCCTGGTGCAGTCTCTGCATTATAAATATGGTAGCGGTAATTGCTTTGTCAGTCTTACGTGTGGAAAGTGTTCTCTCACACCAATCGTTAGCCGACCTCAACAAGGTGTCTGACACGGCCTGTTGCGGATTCAAGGGGTCGTCCACTATCAGTATATCACCGTGGAACCCTGTCAACGTACCTCCTACTGACGTTGAGTAACGACTCCCCCCTGATAATGTCTTCGGCATATACCCGGGTGTTGATGGAAGACGTTTGACAACCTTGAAGTTCGATTTCGTATCTTTATCTTCCTTGATGTCTATTTCGGGGTACATTTCTTGAAATGCCGTACTGCGTATCAAGTCGCGGCAATATTCGGCAGATTCCATCGAGAGTGCCGAAGAATACGATGCACAAATAAAACGCATCCAATGCCAACGGGTCCAACACCAAGCCGGAAACATAATTGAGCAGGTAATCGTTTTGGTTGACCCTGGCGGTACATTTATAATTAAGTCATGTTTTCTTGGCAAATGCGCGGCAACACGCTCAGCAACCTGCTCAAGCTCGCGACACATCAACTCAATATGCCAGTTACCGTGAAATTTGTGTGCCGATACAACAGGCCAAAAGTGTTGTAGAAAATGGTAAAGGGAGCGATTGTTAAGCTCCCTGGTGACGGCGGTTGGGTTTTTGATGGCTTCTAACAACATTTCGCTGCTGGCTCTCCCCCGCCTTGGTATGGCACGTTTCTCAAGCGTATCCGTTTGACCCGGCATCTTAGTTCTCACCAGCATATTGCGTAAGTTGTTTGATACCTAATTTCTCGACAAGTTTGAGCTCGTCGGTTGACAACCCTGACAAGTCAAGTTTAAACACGTTGACGTTGGTATTGATTGCCTCTGTCTTATGTACGTCAGCCCACAGGGCCCGTTGACGTATTGTCAACCACTTGGCAGCGGCCCAAGGATTGGGCGGGACAGTTTTCTTAATTCGCCGCACAACGGCCTCACCCTTAATCATTACCACGTGCTCCTCATAGTATTCGTACCCCGTGGCACATTGAAGGAGGGCTTTGGCAACCTTGGCGTCTGTCATCATTCTTCCGCGATGGACAGCCTCCTTGAATTCCGGCTTCGTCCTAATCCAATAATCGATTGTCTGTTCCTTGACTTCGAAGACGTCTGCCATCATCTTATTGGTAGCCCCCAACAATGCCAACTCGTACGCTTGTTGCGGCCGCTTGTCGTTCCATTGCTGTGGTGTCTTTCTGTCCATTGGGGAATCAATTAGTGCTCCTTAAGTCATCCGAGCATTACTGCGTTTACGCAGTAAAGTTAAATGACATTTTCCACACCACAATGTGACACCCACAATTATTTTTAAATGAATTTTTACTTCATTAAGGCTGAACACGTTACGCGGCCAAAATTTTTTTCCCCCTCCCAGCCGTGTCAAGAGGTGTCAATAGCCGTGTGACACCCTGTCAATTTTTCCGAAATATTTTTTACAAATTTTTTCTGCGATGCTGCGAAGGCATCAAGCCTATGTCGCTTGTCAATTTCGCATACTCCTTGTGACACCTTTTTACATTCCCCTATATAAACACTTGTCGAGGGGGCTGACGGGCTTGTCAAGAGGTGTCACTACAATTATCAAAGGGCATCAGGGCAACGGTGTCAAGGGGAATCGCGTTAGGTGTCGAGGTGTCAATGTCTAATGTCGTGTGTCTAATGTCAATGTCAAGGGGAATTGATGTCTTTATCAAGGGGAGTCAGGGCAGAGGGTGGGGCTTGAAAATGTCTAATTTTACGAAATAGATTTGGACAATTATCAAGGGGTACTTCCGCCGCAGCCCTGAATTACACACGTCAAACGCCCGGGGGGGTGTCAAGCCACCGCCCTGCCTAAAGCCCTGACACCTAAGCGAATAGGGCAACCGCCTAGCAGCCACATGTCAATTGTCAATGGGCATAACACCTTAGGCATCAAGGCATTGTACCGGACACCTAATGTCATTAGAAAAGGCAGGGCACCATTCAGCGGCCCGCGCCCAGATCGCCCCGCCCCCTTGTCAGCCCACCCACCCATTGACACCTACCCTACCTTATTAGCCTGTTATACTGCCTACGTTGACATTGATACCTATAGCCTATGTTGATACCTTAGTAATGTGATATGCCATTACATACATGGATAGATAGCCATATTTGATTATTGACATTGTTACTGTCTTACTGTACTTTGTTTGTTGATAAGGCAGACATTAGGCAGAGTTGACACCTATTGAATTAGATATGAACTGCTTATGTCATTTGTTA